GGCTGCGCAACAGCCACTTCTGTCTTCTTAACCATAATCACTTACTCCTTTTGATTTTTGCAATTTGGCCGATATAAACGTTGAAAAGTTCAAGGGGAAATTCGGCTCCGCTTTCCACTTGCTCTTTGACGAAGGCTGTCAAAGTCTGAGGATGAACACCCATCTTGCCAGAATAGTCCAGACCCTGCTTTTCTAGCTGGGCTTTAAACTCTTCGGCCTTCTCGTGCTCACCGCGATTGAATGTCAGGACGACTTCGTCTTTGATTAGCGCCTCGTGGCCGTTGTCTTGCAACCAGCCAAAGCACTCTTCACGTTTCTCGTCACTGATCTTGGCGCTGTAGTACGGTTTGACGGTCACTTCACTACCGTCTGTAAGCGTAAACTTTGCCATACCTACTTCTGCCATGGCGTCAGGCAATTGCTTTTCAGCAATCTCCCGAGCATGTTCCTTTAAGACCTTTAGTTGCGTCTCCGCTTCTTTGATCTCTTCATCAAGATCTGTGTAGCGCCCTGCGAGGCTACTGATCTTGCTAAGACCGGCTCGTTCAATGGATGCACTGTCGGCCAACATTTCGTGTTCAAGCATTTCTAACTCCTGTAAGGTCTGCCTCAAGGGCGTAGTAACGATGCTCTTGGCGATCCCACTTAAGCATCTTGATCTTGCCGCCATTGAAGCCAGCGGCAATTGCTACGGACATGCCAATGGCAATGGGGTCGCCAATAGCTAAAAGAAAATCGCTGTCCGAAAAACTACGAAGCTTTTCGCGCAAGACTCGGATGGTTGGAGCAGTTGCCATCATCACTTGTCCAGGCGGCAGCAAGGTTTGTAAGTCGCCGTATTCCGCTGCGGGCAGCAGATTAAACTTTGGCGATTCTTGTACAACATAAACTGTCATTGTTTTCCTCCATACTGCATATTGCGCAGCGTATACTCAGTGCAAAAAGGCGGGACGTTAAGCAATAAATCGTTCATGCTATCCCAATTAAATGGCTTACTACAAGTCCAGATCTCAAACGTCTCCATGCTCCGTTGAACCTGAAGAATCTTGAGCATCTCTTCGTTCCTAGCCAACACAAACACACGGCCCCCGTGCTCTTGCCTCTTGCGATGCCAGAGAATCTGTTCTGGCCTAAGCTGACAACTACCCTTGGCATCTAAAATCTTGAGCTCTAACCATAGCTCTATTGATTCGTGGCACATGTTGACGTCAGGCGTTCCCCTTGTCAAAGCGTTCTCAACGCGTTCAGCATGTCCTGGCAAATGGCTTTTGACCAGCGCCCAGAACTGGCTCTCTTTCATAGCTGCACCTCCACTGCTTCTCCCCAACTGGGTCCAAGCTCGCAATCTACTTTTAACGGAACTGACAAATCCACGCATGTCAACATCTCCTGACGAATCATTCGGGCATGATCCAAATTTTGCACACTGAAGTCCAATTCATCGTGGATAGTTAGATGAGGTACTTCGCCTTTTTTAAACAGGTTGATCATCGCCAGCTTAATCATGTCGGCAGACGATCCTTGGATAACGGCGTTCATGGCCTTATGGACAAAGTACCGCTTCAAAGGTAGCCCGTACTTTTCTTCAGCCACGTCTTTCTTTAACGGGATAAGGCCTGCGCTGTACTTGGGAGGTCCAAACAGCTGGAACCTACGGCGGCGTCCTAAGAACGTCTTAACGTAGCCCCTGTTGGTAGCGATCCGCGTGCACTCTTCTCCAAGCGCTTTGATAAACGGCACGTTCTCGTGGTATTGGTCGTAGACGCGCTTTGCTTCTGCTGGCGGCAGGCCCAGTTGCGTGGCTGCCTTAGCAGCACCCATACCGTAGGCCAAACCAAGATTTAGCGTCTTTGCGTTTTTACGACTGATTCCAGCCATGTCAGCAACCAGCTGATGGTAGTCAGTGTTCGGATCATCAAGATACTGATTCCTCGCTGCATCAGCCCCTGGAAAGCCTCTAAGGTAGCTGTAGTGAACCGTGACACGCGGCTCTTGCTGCGAGTAGTCGAAAACGCCCCATTGGCAGCCCGCTTCCGGCACAAAAATACTTCGTATGAGAGGAGCCAAAACCGGATCTCGAGCAGGCACTTGTTGCATGTTCGGATTAGCCGACGCAAAACGCCCAGACTTTGTACCGCCTCTATCATCGCGGACTTGACGGAACGTCGGGTAGATCTTGCCATTATTTTCCATCTGAATAATCTTGCTATCGATAAATACTCCACCGGCCCGGTCAAGCTTTCGGACCTTCGAAATCAAGGAGAAAAATTCATGTTCACTAGCTTCAAGAAACTCACTGGGAAAACTAGCATTCCCCTTTTCAGTCTTTGGGTAATCCAACTTCAATGCATCACTGGCTGCTTGTATGTCATCACCAGACCAGATGTCTATGTCCCGCTCAGCCACCTTCTTCAGCTGCTCCGTGAGCTTGCCTTGCTCATCAAGTAGTTGCGCCTTAACTGTATGGGCACGTTGAAGGTCCACAGGAACGCCACGTTGGCGCATGGCAACCAACACGTCGACTAATTGCGTCTCGGTGTCAAACACTTCCCAAAGCTTCTCGTCGTGCAAGAGAATCTCTTGCTGGGCAAAGATGCGTATTGGCAGGTCTGCATCCTTGCGGCCGTAGGGCGCCACTTCAGACGCGTGAAACTGCCACAGGTTTTCTTTGACTTTGCTAGGATGAATACCGCGGCGGACTGCTGCAGCAATAAGGGCGGTCTCGTCCTTATGCTCGCCTAAGTAAGACTCGGCCAGCGCGTCAAGCTTGTATGTGATACGGTCCTCATCAAGCAAGGGCTCTGCAATCTGCACGTCGTACTTAGGCCCTCCTACCCTGATGCCCTCTGTCAGCAGCCACTCAAGGTCGTACGGCAAGTTAGCCCCAACCTTAGGAATGTCTGTCTTCAGCATATCACGAAGCCAAGCAAAGGCATTGTCCGGATTTAAGTTGCCGCCAGCTGCATGGCGCACAGGGTAGTACTCTGCAAAGCCGTCGTCTGTTGCCACAGAAAATCCAACGATGTAGCCATCCTTACGTACGCCGCCAGGTCCCTTAGTCATTAAGTTCGGGTCGCGCGTCTCGCAGTCGATTGCGATTCTCTTTGCCACGAGTAAGTTGGGAAAGTGCTTCGGCGGCTGATAGGATGATTCGTCCATTTTTAATCCAGAGTTGTTTTGCTTCTTCGTGCGGGTAAGGTTCGATGTAGACGATGCGACGGCAGCTTGTGTTGAGGAGCAGTTTCATGCAGGTCATGCAGGGCATTGCCGTCACGTAAGCCGTGTCGATGAAGTTTACGTCTTTGCATTGGAGGAGCGCATTTTGTTCAGCATGGACAGCTTCACACTTATCCAAGCCAGTGCCTGAAGGAAGATCAGCACCGGGACACCGGCTATCAATGCAATGGATATGACCAGAAGGCACGCCGTTGTAACCAGTAGCAAGAACGTGCCCCCTACTGCATACAAGCACACAGCCAACAAGCCGCCTTGCGCACGTACCCCTTCTGCTAACGAGAGCAGCAAGCTCCGAAAAGTATGCATCTTTGCTTAGCCTTTCCATTCTGTTAATTCCTTTAAAAAGCCGTTGTGCACGTGAGTGTGAGCAAACGTCCACAGGTGATTGACCAAGTGGTCGTAGTCATTAAAGTACTCAAGATCAATTGGGGCGTAGTCGCCTAAGATCTGGCCACTCAAACAGGCTTCAACCTTCCACCAGTTATCTTCATACAGGTGCTGGCTAGCAGCATAGAAGTGCAGGCAGCCAAGCGTGACGTTGATACCCTTCTCACGCAGCATCAGCGCAACACCAGCAGACAGCATGCTGAAGTTAAACCAGTCGTATGGCACGCCAAGCCAAGCATCAGACGACCGCATGTTCATAAAGCAATGAATGACCCCCTTGCGAATCACAAACTGGCAGCTGATCGTGCAGGGAATGTCTTTAGACTTGCGCGGATTAGGACGCCATATAGTGATGACGGCCTGACGTGAATCTTGATCCTCAAGCAAGCACTGGACTACATGGCCAAGTTGATCGCGTACTCTTGGACCGTAGGCGCCAAAGAATAAAATGCCGTCGTCAGAGAAGCCGCTGATAGCCTTGCTAAATGGGGCAATGGTACTGACGCGGTTGTCACCAGACATAATCCAAGCTGCTTCAGCTGCCATAAACTTGTAGCCAAGATTGCGTTCTTTGATAGTGATGATCGGCTGGTTCATGTCAATCATTGACTTGAAGCCAAGCAGCTCTTTTGTCTTCTTGCCCCTTGGGCTTGTCTCAAGACCGCTGGTCATGATGATGTCAAGCAGGCCCTGCCAGTTCATGTTGGTAGTGTTAACCATTGATGATCTCCTCAAGTTCTAAAGTAAACTCAGCCCGCTTGTTAAAACGCTTTGCGTAAGATGGATGCATAACCTTGTACGCCTTGCGAGTAAATGAGCTCATGGTGTCAAAGGCCTGGTTACCAAGGCAGATGACTTTCATGTAAGGCTTTGCACGTAAGCAATCATTGACGTACAAAGGGCCGTTACCATCATGCGCATTGACGTAGACAGCTTGTGTCTCATCAAACACAAGATCGTGAAGAACACTAGCAAAGAACTCGCTGCAATTGCCAAAGTCATAGAATGGCCAGCTGACTGCGCGCAGCTTGCTGTTAGCCTTGTCGCCAACAATTATGATATGCGCCTCGTGCAAATGCCCTGCAAAGTTTTTAGTGTGCAGATGCAAGGCTGGTTCATATTGCTTGGCGCGTCGCGAGTCAAGCACAGACATCACCATGCTGATGTAGACGTCAAGATCACGGCCTTCAACGTCATAGCGGTAAGGCAGCACATCATCGCGAGTGCACATGCCAAACACAGACAGATGCTGAGCATAGTCACGATCATGACCAGAGTAGCCACCAGCAAACAGCTGATCAAAGCGCACACGCACTTGGTCTACATTGTCGTACATCTCATCGCGCTCAGTCTTTAGCTTCTCAAACTTTTCGCTATGGCCTTGTGGCGATTGCGTCAAGATGTAAAGACCACCTGCCTTGCGAACAATGCGATCAATCATGCGACCCATGTGTGGCCAAGGGCTACCATCACGATAGACCTCTGCATAGATGGCTTCACTCATCCACAAGCGATCGATGACAACCAAACGAGTCTTCGCGAGTTTTAACGCGCGATGAAGGGCAGCTGTGTGATACAGCGGCATCTTGGCAGGCCAGCGGTACGTGTTGTGAATGTAGACGCCATCGTACTTATCGCAAATAGCTTTAGCAAGCGTAGTCTTGCCTGTGCCATCACAACCATCAATGACAATAATGCCTTTCATTCTTTCTCCTTTCTGATGAGGTCCGTAAGCGTTGGAGCCACGAATCCTGCAGGTTTCACTATATCATAAGCGGACCTTCTTTTGCTATCTTCTGACCTCAATGCCCTAATTTTTGTCATGTTGGCTTTGTGTACCCGCAGAAACCCTTGCTCAAACGGCAGCTTGGCTAAGTAGGCTGCGCCTAAGGCAACGTAGATAAGATCAATTAGGCCGTCGAAATACTCCTCAAGGTCACCGTTTGCGGCAGCAACTTTGATCTCATCTAGCTCTTCTTGCATGTGAATGTTTTTAAGCCTCCAAATCTCTTCAATTGGAAAGCCTGGCTGATCAGTAGGCTCTAAATCAAACTTCTTATGGAACTCAGCCACCATCATGAAAAGGTCCATGCTTACTCTCCTACATAGTCAAAGAGCGGTTGCCACGCTTCGCTGCTCGAGAGGGGCTTAGTAAGGTCGCCAAATTTGCCAGCTTCAAACATGTCAGTAGTCTTGGGCAGCTTGACACGCCACAACACATTGCGAGCACGATGGGGATATAACGGGGCAAAGATAGTTGCCAGGTAGTTGCTGTCATAGTAATCACGCAGGCGGTTGAACACTCCATCGAGATCATCTTTACCAACCATTTCCTTGTAGTCTTTGATTGAGGCAAAAGTGCCGTAGTGAGCATCAACCTCAAGGCCAACCTTGTTGAGCATCAGCTGCATCACTTTGTAAGTCATCTCATTGACGTGGTTGTCTGCTGCGCCGACTTTTGGGTCGTACACAGGAGTAGACAAGAACGCCATTCCTTCAGGCGCCAGCCGATCGCGAATACCTTCCAGCATCTTGTAGGCGTGCAGCGGCTCTACGTGCTCAAGGACCTCAAAGCTTGTGATGACGTCAAACTTTTCATGAGGCAGCTTGCAGTCTGGGAAAGCCACGTTGCCGATCAGAGTGGGTTTAAACTTTGTATTCTCAAAGGCCTTTGGCATCTCAAGCTTGTTGTAGTCAATGCCGATGTAGTCAAGGCCATCAGACGCCATACGGCTAGTCATCAGCATCTTAGCCAATGGCACGTCTTTGCCGCAGCCAATGTCAAGCAGCTTGCAATCTTTCCGGTGTTTAGGATTGCCCATCCACTTTGCCACGTGCGTCCAACGAAGGCAGTGGGCGATGTAGTCGCGATGAATAAAGCCACGTTCTTCAGCCTGATCAATGCTCAGGTGAGTGTTGTCAATAGACTTTCCTCTGGCGTTTGCCATAATTTTCTCCTAGAGTGGGAATGAAGGGGGCCGAAGCCCCCAGGTTTATGCTGCTTCGGCGAACTCGACGGCGAGGTCAAGTGCTTGGCGTTTGCGGGTTGCTGCCGAGCCAAACCACGCGCTTGTCAGGCGCTTGTCTTGGTCGGTTCCAGCGACGTGGTCGTAGTAGTACGTCACGGCGTTGAATGCGCCCCACCAAGTACCTGCTGAAGTCTTCAGATCAGCACCTGGTTGAGTTTGCACGATGTCAATCAGACGGTTGACCGTGCGGCCAAGATCTGAACGACTGACGGAACCATCTTCCGAAGCAACCAAAGCTGCTTGATACTGGTCCGGATTGACAAGCTTAGAGAAGAACTCCATGACTTGCTGGTCTTTGGCGCGTTTCTTGGACAAGAACTCAGCCTGCTGTTTAAAGACGTCAAGAGATTTCATAGCAAGGCCAACCTTCTCAGCCGCTGTCTGTTTGATCTCGTCGTCAAACGCGCGATCGTGCGACATGCGGAAAGTGTTGTCCTTGTTCTTGTTGTCGCGCAGTGCCGCGGTCAGCGTGTTGTTGCAGACTACGCGAATTGGCGTGAACAAGATCTGCAAGCTACGGCCCCAGATGTGCGGATTGTCAAGCAAGATGTAGCCTTGGACTTCGTCTTTGCCGCCCAGCATAAATCCGCCGTTGATCTTTGCAAGACCCCAAACACGTTTGCCGCCGTGGAGCGAACCTGCAGTTTCCATCTTCATGTCGCCGGCTTTGCAGAACTTGTCAAAGAACTCAAAGACGTCTTGATTCTGAGTGGGATTGTAGTCGCTGCCGCAAACGCCAAGGATCTTGCTGTCTGTGTCGCGAACCAGCGCAAAGTGGCTTGTCAGCGTGTGATCAAGATCGTCAACAACCAATGCCTTCTTTTGAACCTGCCAGTTAAGGCCGGCCGCGTCGAGCATCTGGGTAGGGGTCAGGTTGTTAGCGACAGGGGTGCCAAGGCCGTGCCAAGGGGTCTCATTGGCGTAAGCCATCGTTTCAACTTCGTGAGCCATGATTTTCTCTCTTTCTTCTTTCTGTTTATGCCAGCGAGATTGCTGTGCACGAGACTGATTCTAGTGCATAAAACCGCGCAGCTCGCACTTTTTTAAAAATAACTGCTGGGACAAGTACCAGGCAGCCCATCAAAAACGCTATAGTGTGTTTTTATAGGCTAAATAGAGTGTATCAATACACATAACTAATCTCTTTCTACTCGTTCGTTCGTAAAAGAGCAGATCTCGCGAAAGAAAAACAGGTCGTATCAATCCTCTTTGTTTAGCCTAAAAATAATCATCTATAGGGTTTTTGGTAGGGGCTCACGGATCAAATGACTATGCCACCATATCGGTAGGCCATCTCGGCGAGCTCTGGGGACTTCCTAGTGACAACCAGTGATGTTCTTGGCTTCTTGGCCATGCGCTTCTTTACCCTGCCGCCCTTAGCGTATTCTTCAGGATCCGGATCCTCTAGGTCACGGAGGTCACGGAATTCTTCGACCATTGCCTCTAACCGCGAGATAAGCGTTCGTTGAAGGTTAGGGTTCCAAGGCGTGTCGTCTGCAGCCATGCCAAGAGCATCATCCCAGCCGTCTTCTCCCCGCCTAAGGGAGCGGATTGTGTTTTGAAGACTACGAACCGCATCTGCCGGATCCTCGTCCATAGCAATATCTCTAAAGGCGTCCGCTAAATATTCTGCTTCATTGTCTACATCTACATCTGCATCCGTATCCCGAATCCTGTTGTCAAGGTCTATTGCCTCTTGCCTCAGGTGTCTAATAAAGATATTTCCAAGGGTTGGATTCCAAGGGGTATCATCTGCCGCTTCACCAAACATCATTGCCCAAGCCGTCTCGCCGTTCTGTTCAAGATCCCGAATGTTGGCTTGAAGAGCTTGTAAAGTTCCGGGAGGCTCTAATTCATCTTGGTAGTTCGTGATAAGGTCGTCTGCAAAGTCACTGGCCTCCCTTGCCGCCGTGTCATACATGTCAGACAAGGTCCTTGCAGCAAGCTCGCGGGTTGCGGGAGCCGAGTCCGCGTGAAGACCTGTTCTTTGAGTTCTGATGATGCGTAAAAACACATCAAGCGGAGCCCCGCCAGGACCAAAGTCGTTGTTGGCAAACGCCTCTCGAGCAATCTCGTTGGCCTCTGAAATAGCCGTATTTGTCATGCTGTCAGCCAGAGCTCCTCTATCCAGGCGCTGAATCTCTTGCGGGACCCTATCTTCAACAGCCGGAGCCTGCGCTTGGCGAATATCAGGGCGCTGCGCTTGGCGGCGGGCAGGTGAACCGCGTTGATCCATTTCGCGACGCTCAGTTAGAATATCATCGATCAGGACTACAACACCAAAACGACTTTCATTAGGAAGAGTTGCAAACCTATCCAATCCATTGGTGGCCTCTCTCTGCAAAGCTACCAACCTGTCAGCAGGCCCGCTTGCCTCAGTTATGATGCTCCTGATCATGCCTGGGGGCACGTTATATCTTTCGGCCAGCTCATAGGGATCGCCGTATATTACAGAGCGATTGGCCACAGCAGTTGGATCAGGCTCTAATCTGTTGTTGGATAGCCATTGGTTGTACTCCTCAATCATTTGTTCTGCAGCCGCCGCACCCGCCGGAGTGTTATCAACGTCTTCATCCCAGCGGCGAGAAAAGTCTGTTAGCCAACGCACCTGTCCTGTGGTCAGGCGGTCGGCATGTTCGGCCAAAAGCTCCGTGACGTCTAGGTTGTCAGGCATCGGATCGCCTTGCGCTTGACGAGCCGCAGCGCGAGGATCAAAGTTATCCCGAAGACCGTATTCTTCAACAAGGCTTGCAAGAGCCTCACGCTCAGCCTGAGTAACGTTTGGGGTTCCAACATTATTGTTGTCTCGAATAAAGTCAGCAATATTCCCTAGAGACATCTCCTCATCGGGCAAGCCCTCAAGGCCTTCAAAATTGTTTACAAAATTGCGGTACAGTTCATTTTCACGGGCGGGACTAACACCCACAAAAAACCCCGGCCGATTTGCAACAGCAGTTGGATCAGGCTCAAAATCCGGCAGCTCTCCCCCGTCTACCATTTCACCTCTGCGCTCATCGATCAGGGCTTGAAGCATATCGGCCGTAGCGTTTCGTGCCTGCTGCCGGACTTCTATTGGAAGGTTCTCAATTGGCCTATAAATAATCTCTCTATTGCGCAAGCCGTAAACCGTCCTTTCAAGCCCTTGAAAATCAGGCACGTTTTGCGTATCTACTTGCTCATTGAATAAGCCGTAAGCGGAGTCTTCCGGAGAAAAACCGTACTGATTAAAGTTTGCTGGCTGCGTGGGCGAATCAGTTGCAAGATACTCTTTCGCCATTTCCTTAACGTCTTTTACAGTAACAAACCTTGGAATGTCCATCTCAATTTCAAAGGCCCTAGCTTGATCTTTCGTAAGGCCCGCCTCGCGAGAGACTTTTCTCCACTCAGCAGGATTGTTTGAATCAAAGATGCCGGTGTGGTTTGCAAGATTTGTTCCCGTATTTTCAATTGAGTCCGCCCGAGAATTTAAATAGTCGCGAACGGCCCCCACGTATTCAGGTGCAACCGACTTGTTTTTTGCGCCTGAAGCGTACCCAATGTTAAATTTGTTCACACCTGACGGAATAAACTGGATTGTTGCGGCAGGAAAGCCAGTCTTAGAGTCGCGAACGCTGGCGATCTCGGTACCAGCCTGCAAGTCGCGTAGGTAGATTGTTAATCTTTGCGAGCCGGTTTTACTTTTCTCCCCAGTAAGAGGGTCTACAAGCGGCTCGTACTGCTGCTGGGCGCCGGTCAAGATATTTTTTCGCCCTTGAGGAGCCGTTCCGCACTCGCCGACACAATGATCTAGAACTGCCGTGTCAGCACTTAAGTCGCGAACAGCCACCTCCATTGGAGTGTCACTGTTGAGGGTAATGACAGAGGCTCCGTCAAAATTCTGGACTGTTGGATCATTTTTTATACGATCCAACAAAACGGCCTCAAGGTCTGCTCGATAAGTTTTTTCCTTAGCCTTAGCCGCCCTGCGCTCTTCTTTTTGCGCCAGTCCTTTGTCGCGGATGTAGTTCTCAATAGTAAGCTTTGAGGTGTCTCCAGCCTTGCCTAGGGCAATGTCCTTAAGTAAGTCCCGGCCCAGCGTTTTATAGCCCATTTCGTTAAGCAGGCCCACTGTTTTAGGGTCTACGTCATAGAATTTTTCGTCTTTTGCTCCCTTGGTAATGCTTGGAAAAAACTGTTGATCAGCATAGCGAATGTTGTCAAGGGCTTCTTTTTTCGTTTGAGGACGGACAGCGCTGTCTTCTAAATTTTCTAAATTTGCGGCAACAATAATGTTTTCAACTTCTTCATTAACTTTTTCAAGCTGGCGTAGCTTTTGACGCAAGGGGTTGGTACTTTCAGCAAACGCTGGAAATGTCGCAGGATCAACTCCGTCTAAATGCGCCTGATCAAAGATGGGCTGGCGAATAGCTTCAAGCTCATTAATCTCTCTTTGCAGCGTATCACGCTCCGTAAGCTTGGCTATCCTTTCTTCGTTAAAGCTGCCCTCTGCTGGGAAGCCGGCTTTTGTTCGCCGCTCGGCAAGCGAAGCCTGTTTCGCATACTGCGACAGCACTTCAATATCCTCAGGGTCTCTAATAGTGATACCCTGGCGAGCAAGCTTAAGCGTGGGGTTGCCTTCAGCTCCCAGGTTTTTGCTGATGTAATTGATGAAAGGACCCTTAATGATGCGCTCACCTTCCGAAAGACGCCGCTCAAATTCGCTTGGGGTAGGGACGCCTCGCTCTCGAAAAACCGCACCTTCCGGACTGTTTAAGACGTCTTCTATCGCCTGAAGGCCTCTTGCCATCATTGCGTCTGGATCAGAGAATAGGTTGTCGTACGCTTGGTTTGCGGCAGCAGGATTTGGTGCGTCTGGAAACATATCAAGAGCGTTTTGCTCTTCAAGTTCTTCTGCTATCCGCCGCAAATCGCGATTGTCATCTAAAAACACCTGCTTGTACTTTGACATAAGGTCCTGGTTGCTAAATTCTGCAACCGGGATTTGTCCGTAAACCTGTTGAACTAATTCGTTAAGCTGGTTGTTCTTAGGAGAATAGTCCCCGGCCGTCTCTGGAATCTTGGGCTGAATCAAGCTTGTGCCTTTGCCAGGTCGTACGGCGTATAGGTTTGTCTCGGGGACTAACTGTCCAGGCACTCCTGGAATGGCTGACTTGCCGGCTGACTTACGCCGCTCAAGAGTGTCGCCAAGTGATTCGGCGGCAGCTTGCGCCTTAACACCCAGGGTATCTTCACCGTACAGGTTCTGGCGCTTTAAACCAGACTGGGCGTTCTGGAAGTCTTGAGGGACCTCGCGAACTTCCCTGGCCAGTTGCTTGGCTTGACCAGCACCCACACGAACATCTGTTGGCGTCAGCATTGGACGCCTAGGCGCGTTGGGAACTATTGGAAAAGCGTGCGGGACTTTAAGCACTTCCATGAGCTTGCCTACACCACCAATGAAGTTTTCACCCATCTCGGTTTGAGGAGCAACGGCCTCGCCGTATTTTCGCATCAGCTCTTCTACCGTTGGCGTCTTAACTTCTTCTTCCCCACGGCTGCGGCGGTACATATTTCCTGGAGCTGCGTTTAACGCCTGGATGCCAGCACTGTAGGGAGCCACAACAGGAACAGCCATCCCGCCAATAAAAGACTTGGTCGTGTCAACAAGCGATCTTCCCATCATCATCGGATGCACCTGCATCAGGGCTGCAGACGCCCGATCAATCAAGGACTTTGGCGCTTGAGGTTGCGCTTGTTGCCTAGCAGCAGAGGTCTGGCCCGGGATCTGCGAGACCGAGTCTTGTTGAGGGTACTTAGTCTCTAAGGCGCCAAGATCGTCGTCTGACCCTGTAAGGCTGAGCTCGTTGTAGGCCATAATTTACTCCTCTACGCTATACTTTTTCAGGAGCCTTTGAAGTTTTTCTTCGTCGCTTTCTTCTGCTGGATCAGCAGACTCAGGAGCCGGCAAACTTGTCGTTGGGGCCGCGGCTCCAACTGCGCCGGAAGTCATCTTCAGACGCTGGGCCGACCTGCTTGAATCCTTAAGGAACTTGGCACTGCTAGATTCCAGCTTTTGCAGGGTAGCATCAATTTCCTGCTGCGTCCCCGACTTCAGCATCTCGGCTACTTCGCCTGCAGTCTTCTCATCAAGAGACGTGCGGGCCTGCAGATACTTCAAGACGCGACCAACCACCGAGCCAGGAGAACCTGTGGCGATGTCCATGGCCTCTCCTGCAATATCAAAGATGGCGTTGCCAGCCTTAAGGTCTTTCAAGGCTTCCGTCTTGTTGGCTGTCCGGCTGCCGCGAACGATGTCCTGGGCGTTACGGAACAACTCTGACTCGCGCTTGAGGGCGGCTTCAAACACCTTATACTCGTTGGGGTCTTGGAACAAGGCCTCCAAGCGTTTGCGGGTTGCAGGGGCCCCAATGATGCGCTGCGCTGCGTTGATCTGCTGAGGGGCCTCCAAGACCTTGGTCAGGAGCGACTGGGCTACGCCAGCACGCAAGGCGTCACGCTCGGCTTCGGACATACCGTCAACCAGCTTCTTAGCTTCTGCTGGCAATGTTTTGGGGCTAAGGTAATCGGCACGACCTAGACGAAGAGCGTCGAGCACTTCAATGTCGCCGGCATACTTGGCCCTGGCAGCAGCGTACTCCGGCACGTTGTCGTCAATGGCCTTGACATAAGCCTTTTTAAGGTCCTTAAGAGCGTTGGCTTCAGCCTTGCTCATGCCTTCGCCTCTATAGCCTTTGTCAATCAGGGCATCAATCCCTCGTTTGACGTAGTCAAGGGTCCGGACGTCTGGCAGCTGGGTCCCTGTAAACTTGAACGTGTTATCCGCAGGATCTAATTCGTACAAGTCCTTCAGCTTGAAGCGGCTAGGGTCTTCGCCGCGAAGTTCGGCAGCTCTTGCTTCCTTGTTAGCGATCGCCTGGGCTTCTTTGAAAGCTTTCTTAAAGGTGTCGTCTTCCAGTACCTTCAAGATGCGCGGATCGTCAACGGCTCCGTGAGCGTAGGCCCGGTCGTAGAGGTTGTTGGCGTTGGATCTCAAAGTGCCAATGAGCTTATCTTCTTGCGCGGTGTAGTCAACTCCCTTGCCCACGTCTTTCAGGGCGCGAGCAGCCGCTGATTCACGACCGCCTTCCAAGCGCTCATTCAAGCCGTCGCCAAGGATCTTGCGGCCTTTTCCTGGGCGAGTCACAACTGCTTCGCCAAGTGTTGACAAAGAAGGAGTTGCATCCATGATGGTGGACTGAACACCCAGCTTTTGATCTGCAAGCATCTTGGCACGAAGGGCCGTAGGGTCCATTTCGTCCCGGCCCATAGCTTCCAATACCTTATTGGCTGCCCGTTGATCTGCGGCTCCTTTGGATGGTAGGATCGCGTTCTTGGCAGCCTTAATGCCCTGACCTCCTAGCTGGATTCCTTTGGCAACGGTTGGACCAAGAACAGCTCCTGTAGTTCCGCCGGTAACGGCTCCGCTCATGCGGTTGCCTTCGGTCTCGGAACCGGCTCCTGCAATAGCTCCGGTTGCAGCTGCCGTACCAGCGGCCTTGCCCATCGTGCCTGTCATAAACTTAGGCAGGTACTGCGACAGCTTGTTTGCCGCCATTGCCATGCGGGTGCCTCCGGCAACGGCACCAGGGGTACCAGCTCCTGGGATCATGGCCATGCCAACAGTTGGAATCAAACCGGAAACAAGTTCGGTACCTAAAGCAGTAAAAGGATTTTTTTCCTGGAAGCGCTGGTAAGCTTCGCGTTCCTCGCGGACTACGTCTTCATAAGGGCGATTTTCCATCTTGGCCCGAACACGAGCAATTGCCTCGTCACCAAAGCCAAGACCTAGGCCTTGACCAACGGCCCGGCCAATGTTGGCCATAGACATCTCGCCGCCGTCTGCCATGTGGACAACTCCGCCGTCGGCATAGCGACCAACAGGGCCGCCTTTGGCGTTGGCTTCAGGGGCGGCCTTGCCGCTGTACGAGCCAGACCGGATGCGCTCCATCTTTTCTTTGCTAGACTTCAGGCGGCGGGCAGCTGCGGTTATGGCTCGCGTATAGATTGCCTCACGTTCTTTTTCGCTCTGATTTATTGAGCCGCCAAGTTCAAGCAAGATCTTACGTTCGCCCTCTGTTGGGTTTCCACCAAAGATGACCTTCATCTGATCAAGCTGGTTTTGACCAATCAAAGACTCGAGTTCAGTGGTTGCGGTCACGCCTTCTGACTTACCGGCTCCGGGAATGTTACGAACGATAGAACGACGGGTACCAGCTGCAAAGCCTTCATACGCCTTGGGGTTAAGCTTCAAGGCTTTTTCCAAGTTTAGTATCACCGTCGTGCTAGCGTTGACAATGTCTTCAGCTTCAAACAATTCCGTTTGTTCACGCGGGCTTAGATTGGCGCCCTTGCCTTCGCCAACCAATTGCTTGACGCGAGCAATATATTCAGGGGTTCCTGAAACCAGGCCTTCATCTGAAGCAACCTTGCCAGCAGGCGACAGAGGTTTGCCAGCATCTTTGTCGGCTTTAGCTTCTGCTGGAATGTAGTTGAGCTTGTTGAGTCGCTGCTGATATACTTTTTTGTTGGCCGGCGACACGCTAGGATCGTTAAGCTTCACAAGCAGCTGATCGATCTCATTGGTCTTTGCTGCAGGCGTAGCTCGAGTTGTCAGGTAGGTGATGCGAGCCTGGGCGTTCTTTTTAGATGCTTCGCTAGAACCCGAGTTATCAATGACTTCCTGCAGCCTCTCAATCTCAGTAAGACGAGTTTTTGGGGCTGATCTTGCTAAAGTAGAAAGGGCACCAACTTGTGTCTTGTACTTATCGCCCTCAACGTCAGAAGCTGCCAGCTGATACTTGAGGTTGAGGTCTTCTAGTTCCTGCCTGGATTTGCGTCGCTGCGAAAGGGCTTCACCCGTAGTCTCTGCCACGTTTGCAAGAGTCTCTCCAAAGCCGCCTGTCTTTGTCGGCTTGCCAAGGGCCGCAGCCAAACGAAAGGCCATCTCGGCACTATCAGGGCCGGCAGACCTGGCCATGACACGTTCACGAGCCTTGTCCAATAAGGCCTGCTTGTCTGTAGCCGACTTTTCGCTCTGCTTAAGATACTTGCCCAGCAGCTCAGTGAGCTGGGTGGTGTAAGGATTTACCGCGTCTTTTGACGAGCTAAAGCCAGAGGTCTGCATGCCTCCCAACAAGTTTTCTTCTGGGCCGTCAACAGCAACTACTTCGTTGTCATTTTCAAGTGGCATGGTTTGTCCTTATAGCTGTCATTATCGGGCGGGAGTTTGACCAAACATTCTGTTTAAGCCGTATCCGGTGGCAAGGGCAGAACCAAATTGCGACAATGGCGAAGGCTGGTAGACGCTTGCGGGTCCAGTTGATTCAGTCGTTGTCGATGTTGGAACCGTCAGGCCGCGAACAGAGGCGTTCAGGAAGGCAATGTTGTTGCGGTCGTAGTCGCGCTGGTTAAGGAAGTCTTGGTAGGATTGATCCAACGAGCGCTGCTCTTGCTGCTGCTGACCTGCTCCGGCTGCTTCCAGGGCTCCGATGTTTTGCATACCCATTTGTTGAGTTTGCTGACCAAGGGCTCCCATTGCCTGGCCTGACTGCAACATGCGGGCAAAGTCCTGATTAGACAATGTTCCCATTTGCTGCGCGGCCTGAAGGTTTTGGGTGCCTGCAGCTCCTGCCAAGTTACCTTGCATCTGACCGAGGGCTCCCATCTGGGAACCGGCTTGACCGTACCTTGAAAGATCTGCTCCTTCAAGACCTGCGGTTGCTTGCCCTAGAGCTGCTTGCTGCTGGCCAGCTGCCAAAAGCCGTTGTTGATCAGCTCCAGACAAACCGGCCGTCTGCTGACCAAAACCAGCCTGCTGCTGCGCCGCCTGCAATTGGCGGGCTCTGTCTGCTTGAAGCTGAGATCCAGCCTGCGTGTAGCCTTGTTGAAGGGCGGCAGATTGCTGAGCCAGAGTAGACTCTTGGGTGTCCCGCAAAGCGCGTCCGATAGCCTCGCCACTACGGCTGCCGCCAAACGTGCCTGCCTGAATAGCCCTGTCTTGAATGTTGGGCAGCAGGTTTTCACGGAGGTTGCGAGCTCCAAGTTCACCAATACGGTTGACCACTTGGTCGGTGTACGGGTTCATGTAGTCTTGGATGCCACCTAAGCCAGTCTGAGCTCCTTGCGTTGACAGCTGAGAAGCCTGCTGCATGTAGGGATCAGCCAAGCCGGCAGTCCCTTGGGCCGCTTGCTGCGTGTACGCCTGCGACTGGTTAAAGTACGGCTGGGCCAAGGAGCTTGTGTCACCGTAGCCTTGATTGATCAGTGCTCCTGCTTGGCCTATCGACCCTGACGCTGCAGTAAGAGGGTTATATTGCAGAGCCTGGTTGATGTAGGGCTGAGCTGCCTGTAGCGAGTTGCCTTGTCCCGCGTTGTAAATTGCGTTTGACGACTTGTCTAGAAAAGGCTGGTACTGGCCCTGAAGCCCCATTGTCTGGTTATATGCCGCCGTCTGCGCCGGATCAAAGCCTGCAATCCTGGGTTGGCCGTAGGGTTGATACGGCTCTGCAGCAATTGAGTTGGCCTTGCTGATCAGGCCCTGAGTATAGTCAGAGTACCAAGCAGGGACGTTCGAAGTTGTCTCGCCATACGTCGTAACAGACGCAGGTGGACTACCTTGGAATAGAAAGTCGAGGACTCCCATATTAAGCTCCTTTTACGTAAGACAACGGGCTTCTGGCATCAGGGCTTATTTTGCCGCTGGCTAGGGCCTGTCCTTTGTGTTGACGCAGTTTAGAGCGCATTTGATCTAGCTTTGCGGCTCCGGCCTTGGAGGATCCATTACCAAGCAATGCCACAGATTCGGCATCCATCACATACTCGCCGTCAGACAAGACTGCCGGCACGTCATCAGACCTACCGTCTGCTCCGCCTCCAATCTTCATGCTGTGCACTGAGCTAAGGCCTCCCATTGCCATTGCCATTGCTTTAGCAGGAGCATTGCCGTATTGATAGTAGGCCATCTTGGGGTCACGAGGGCGCTGCGGCATCTGCGGGCGGCCTTGAGGAGCCATTGCTTGAAGACCACCTTGTGCATTTTGCGGAGCCATTGGACGCTGCGGCATTGCGCCGCCTTGCATCATAGGAGGACGACCTTGAGCCATTCCCATAGGGCCACCTTGACCAGCCGGACGTTGTTGCGCCATTGCCTGCATCATCTGGGCGCGACGAGGATCTTGCATACCCTGAGCTTGACCGCCCTGAGCAAAGTGCTTCATCTGAATCAAGCCTCCCATTCTTGCCGCAATTGGCACGGGATTAAAGCGAGTATTTTGGAAGTACTGAAACTCTCCGCCTTGACCAGTTTGACCGTACTTTCGCAAGTCTCCGCCATAGTTTGCTCTGTCCCGCATGTACTCATACAAGTCAAGCGGCCTATTAAAGTTGGCGTCTCGCGTTCCACCTGGATTAGGCTGGCTAGATTGGGGGCCTGATGAACCGAGGCTTCCCAGTAGAGTTGTTGCTCCAAGTCCGGCACCGGCTATTTCAAAAGGGCTTGCGCCCTTGTACCAATCAACGGCACTATTACCAACCGCTTTAGCAGCCCCCTGAAAGTTTCCGCTGGCAAGGCTGTCAAACACGCCAGGAGTTCCCATGTTGGTATTGGGGTCGTAGGCGTACGGAGTAGACGTAGGGGTAATTGCCGTCTGGCTCACGGTCACGTCAGGAGTTAGATTTCCGTAAGTGTTTCCACCGGCTCCTGTAAATGTAGCGGGACTGCCGCCTTCAATGTATTGAGGAAGGCCTGGCATATCAACCGTAAGGCCTTGACCTCCACGCATTCTTGCAAGGTTAGAGGCGTCGGGCATCTGCATACCAGGACCTCCTGACACGCCGTTCGATGTCAGGTTGTAGTTAGCGTCGCCGTATAGATTAAACCCAGAGGTGCTTGGATCAAAGCCAGGAACTTGCAAGCCAAAATCAGGCTGCATACCACTTGTCAAAGCATAGTCGGCATTAAACGAGGGCACTTCAATTGGAGAAACCTGGGTGTTTAGTGTCTGAAGTGGGCTTGGCGGAGTTGCACCACCTTGAGGCGGCAGCTCGGAGGTTGTGATGTTAGGATCCGAAACAGGAAACGACTCGGCGCTTAAAGGGCTGCTTGGAGCACTGGTTCCAAAATTGTCGTTCTGGGCCAAAAACTGGTCCAGCGAATCAGAAGGAGTAGGAGTAAGGTTAGTGCCGCCCGGCAAGGCAGCTGGTCCTGTTCCATAATAATCATTTTGGGCAATAAAATCGCCTAATGGGTCTGCGCCAGACGCGCCTTCGGCTCCGCTTGCTCCACCAAAAACGCTTTGACCTACGCCCGCTGTTAAGCCGGCCATTGCCCCGCCTTTAATAGCCTCATCAAAGCTTTCACCTTGAACAAGGCCTGCCGCCGTATTTGCACCGGCAACAGCCAGGCCTGTGCCGACAGCGGCACTTGTCCCAAAGTAAGCGGCCGCCATAGGTCCTAAATAGACCGCAGCTGCAACACTTGCTATTGCCGTGAGTGGGTCATCTAAAATGGGCTGGATGACATAATCATCGATGGCAGATCCAACGTCAGAGACAACGTCTCCAATGCTTTCAACAACGTCGCCAACGGCTTCAACGACGCCGCCAACAACGTCTTCAACAACTTTTGCTACTGCCCCCATTATTGCGCTCCTTCGCGTTTATTTCCAAGCTGCAAAGCAACTTGATACTGCCCATCAGCAAGCATAGAGACGTTATAGCCCATGCCTGGATTGGGAGGATTTTTCATGACCTGCCTAAAGATATTCAAGAGACTTTGATTGCTGAACTGGGTGACCAGCGTGTCAAAGCCTGACTTGTAGGCATCAACTGGAAAGGCGTAAGCGGAGGCAAGAAAATTAGCGGGTGTATCTGCATTCAGCGCTCTAAACATACCCTTGCGAGGATTTTTAGGCGAGGCATGCACGATATAGACAGTGTTGCCATATCGATAAAATTTGCTGCCAGGCATCTGCACCTCCTTGACAAAGGAAGCGTACACGAATTCAAGTGGGTACTCGGATTTTGTGTCCTCGGCAGCTACCTTAAGTAGCTCGCCAAGATCTAGCATTTGTTGTCTGCTGTCTACGAGCGGCATAATTAGATCCCCATGTTGTTTAATTCGGTCTCGACGCCGTGAGTTTTAGAGATTTTAATTTGTTCTGAGGAAACATGACAAAGTTTAAAAGCGCCCTCATACAAGCAATCCCTTGGCTTCCGCGTAGTCGTTCGGCTGTCTACGGCCCCATTCTTTGAGGAAGTTAAGGAGCTCTTTGGGGGTAGCCCCAAACATTTCCTTGCTCTTTTCTTCCTCAACGTCGTATATCTCGCAGAGCTGCATGGCGCATATTAGCAGGTCCAGGCTGTCTAATCCGGTCTCGTTAAGGTCCATATCTAGGCCGTCAATAAGCACCAGCTCGTTGTTAAACGGCCGGGCTCTCTTAGCCACGGTATTCAATAGCTGTATAAATTCTTGGTCGGTCATTAGTCCATTACCCCAACAAAACGCTGCGCCCATTCACGCCAGTCCGTAAAGGCAAATGGAGTTGGGATGTTCTTTTGACTCAGGCCGGAGATAGCGCAGAACTGCAGGCCCCAATCTTGCCACTTGTCTTCGTCGTCCAGTCTTGAAATTGGACCGTAAGTCGAAAGATCGAGAACGATACAATCCGCCCAGTCGCGAAGTCCCATTATAGCGGGCTGCGTGATCACGTAGTACTTTCTGCGACGCCGCCAAGCATACTTCCATCGGCTTCTCCAATGTGGGCAATGACTTGGCCCATCTGGTAGTCTCCGTTGATCGTGTTTGAGGTAAACTTAAACCGCAGTTCTCGGCGTTCTTCCTTAAACGAGACAACCTGCTCGTAAGGGGTAGTGGGCTGGGCAAAGATGGTCCGCTCTGGTCCAAGAACTTCAGCTGCCTTGGCGTTGGCCCGTCCTGTCAACTGAACGGTCATGTTTCCGGACTGCACAAAGTCAGGCTCGATACTGTCTACATGGATCCATTTGCTTCTGCCGTTTCCAGGGGTTGCCAAGAAACTCATGTCAGCAGTCTCAAAGAATGAGGGGACGGCAGTAATAAACTGGCCATCGATCTCGTTGACATCATGCTCGTGCTGCCAAACCATAAAACCTTCTTGCGGCGTGATAATCCGCTGAAGACCGTTCTCCGTGACGCGAAGATCTGCGCTTTCTGTGATCCTGTTGTTTGCAACATAATCAGACGTTTCTAGGCCGCATAAAAGTGGAGCAGCGTACAAAGGAGACCATTCCCCAGCGGCCCGTCCACTATTAGGCAGCTCTGTGTCGTACCAGGTGTTCTCACGGACGTTGTAAATAATCGCGTGAGTGCACTCCGTTGCATCTCCACGGGGATAACACCACCAGATTTCGCCGTACCGAGGGACCTTGTAGGCCCAGACCCGCTGAGTAGCTTCTCTGTTTACGCCGTCGTAGAAGTAGTTTATGTTTAGATTGTTTGGAATCTCTCGAACTACGCCGTTAAACATCAGCATTCGATCTGTACCGAGCCAGTAATAGATGCCGTCATACTCAATGACAGAGTTGGCTGACAAGATGCTGGAATATGGGCTGATCGTGTCAAACTGGAAGATCTCGGTGCCTCCTACGTAAGAAGCGCGTATGACCGCATCTGCACTCCAAAAGAGACCTGCCGGAGCGTTACCCGGGCCGCCCCGAAGGGCTAAAGCCTTAACGATCTTTTGCCCTGCAACACGAGCATTGCCAGATCCCGCACCTGTCAAGTCCGTAGGGGCTCCTGCCACTGACCACCCTACAACACCATCATTGCCAAAATACAGCAGGTAGGGATGCAGGGAGACAACACCGCCGGTGGCGCTTACACCTGCCGGAAAGGTTGTGATCTCCGTCAGGGCCGTAGTTCCAGTCATAGGGCCGATAAAAATCTGGCCACCGTCTGTGTTGCAAAGGCAGCCCGCATTTGGGGCCACTTGAGCAACAAGCATGTTTGCGGCCGGGATAGACTGGGTGTCATAGATCACGTCAAACTGCCAGAGATTGTCGTCGTTGACCGCCAGCGTTGATGGCGTGCGGGCGGTAGTTATGCTAGAGTTGCCAGTCGCGTCTAGGGTAAAACGCTCAACAGTGCCGGCAGACCCAGAATGAAAATAAGTCAGACCATTTTCCGTAAAAGTCTTAACGCCTCGGCTGATCTCACTCAGGTAGCGATTGACGACAGTATACCCGCCGATCTTGCGCGGAAGGCCACGCTGCCAACGGACCCATTGCCCATCAACATAGTAGTCACCCTCAAACCTGGTGCCATCTCTCTTGATACCTGCGAGAGATTTAAGGATGATGGGGGTTGTTGCCATTAGAACGTTCCGCCTTGGATTGGATCAAGGCCAATGGCCACTTGGGCGGCTGCTTGGGTAGCTGCGGTAAAGATGGCAATTCCGGTGGCTGTTCCGCCAAGGTTGATCAAGGCATTGCCCGCCGTTGTCGCCCCGGTTCCGCCGTCGGACACGCTAATAGGGACGGATACGCCGCCGGTATCAGCCGCCACTACGTTTGTGCTGTCGCAATAGGTAATGGCCCGTGAGCCTTGGCTGACCGCGGTGCCAGAGGCAATTGCCGTCTTGACCGTCAGGGTATACGGGCCGGTTGTGTTGTTGGCTACCCAGTATTGCTGAACGGTCTGAGGCACGATGACGTTGCGGTTGCCTGTCAAGACGCCTGTAAAGCTGTAAGCAATTCTATTTAATTCGCTTCCAGACAAAGTGTAGTTACCGGTTCCAGCCACGCTAACAACAGTGTAGTCAAAAGCAAAAACGGGAGCCTGTCCATAGCCTATCGTATAGAAGTTGTTGCCGTCAGTAAAGATGATGGCAGAATCCCCGGGCTGAAACGTAAGGGTAGAAGAGCCGTTGATAGTTTGGACGCCGGGGGGATCTACAATCAAGGCCCCAGTACCCTCATTGCGAAGCTGGAAGAACCAGTTGTCTCCAAGGGTACCGGCAGCGGCCATAGTAAAAGTGCCTGCCCCGCCATTCCAGATTAGGACCTTGGCCCGATCAGTAACCCCTGCCGTGTACGTAGTACTGAAAAACGTAACCGGCATGGCCAAGGACAAAAGTGAGCCAATAGCAATTAGACCGGTGCCTGCTAACGAGGCGGCATTTGCGGTTGAGACTGCGGCCCCAAACTGGAAAGCAAGCCAAGTGCCACCAGCAGTAGTGTTGTCTGTTAAATAGATCTGCCAAACTTGGCCGGCAGTAGGCGCTGCAATCTGCGTCCCGGTGTTGTTTTTGATGATAAATGAATTAGCGCCAACGTTATTGAAAAGGATAGCTTGGCCTGTAGATACTTCCAAAGCACTTGGCAAAGTCAGGCTATAAGGACCTGCAGACGCCGTTACGTCCATGATGCCGGCGATTAGGTTTGTTGAAGGAGCTGTCTCAAGCGCCCAATCAAACGTGGTGTTGGCAGTCAGGGAAACTTCTGAGTAGCTGATCTCAGCAGGAGAGATGTTGCTGCCGCCAAAGATGTTGGTATAGGTGGTCATATTAGGCCTCGTTTCTAACGGCACCGCGGTCTAAGATCTTGCTCATGTCTTCGCTTTGCAATGCTTGCGCGGCTGATTGATACATGGTCTGCCAGACTGGGATTCGTTCGTCGTTTTTTAGGAATGGAGCAGCTTCTAACAAGGTAGCGTATAGCAGCAAGTTAGGAGCGTACTGGGTAAGCCAGTTGGTCTGGGTGTTATCATCCAACAAGACAGGCAATTCGTAGTACAAAATTTCAATTGGATAGGCTGAACTAGGAGTAGGCGCAATAATCCAATTGGTGTAGTTGTAGTCAGCGTAAAACACAGGTTGTTCAACTAGGGTGTCATTAGGCCAGTAGCTTCTGACGTACTCGTAGGCCCTTGAAGCTAATTGAACACGCGTATTGCTGCCCGTACCTGTTCCGATGTTCATGGAGATGGTCTCGCGCCAGCGATCTGGTTTGGCAATAACAGCAACTCCGGTTTGCAAGTTTGTCACAACAACCGTTTGAAAGCCTTGAATCTTTAGGTCGCGGCTAATGCGCCTTTCTGCAAAGTTGATCAGGCTAGGAATCTGTGCATAGACCAATGGATCGGTGACAGCCGAGGCGCCACGCTCAAGGTAGCTGCGGACGTCGTTTTGCAGCGAGGCAAAGGTCATTGCTTGCGGCATATTTTTCCTTATGTAAAGAGGCGGGTGCCCGCTTTGTCAATAATCAACTTTGACATTTTAGGCTCATCACCCTCATTTGTGGTGATAGAAACATGAGTCCAGGCATCAAATTCTCGAATGACTTGCTGGTAAGGCAGGTCGCTGGCGATGATGGCGCGCACAACTTGGTCTGGCGTCATGCCAGGAACTCGAATGTCCGCAGCACAGCCTGTGCGGTGCTGGGAGGTGTCTTTGCTGCCCACGGAGTCATTGACCTCTTTAGACCTGAAGGCGCTGTTGACCATGATCGGCTTGCCGCCCAATACTTCCTTGACTTGCTCTAGGAACTCGGCTAGCCGCCGCAGGTTTGCCAACTCGGCGTCATTTGGCGTATTGTCAAACTGCCGGTGGCTGGTGTGTGTTAATTCTTCCAGCGTGAAGTTTTCGGTGAGGTTCATTTTTTAGACCTCATGTCAGCCAACTTTTCAACGGTGCGGCCACCAAAATACGCAAGGAAAATAATCTGGCCCCACTGGCCCAGCAGATTTACATAGCTCTCTTGTGCGTTGTGGCCAAACGCTGACATCATTGTGAACAGGAAGAACGCTACAAAGATTGCGATCAAAGCCATTGGTCGGATGTTTTTGGACAGCCATGAGTCGCTGCCCATGTCTGAGCGCCAGCGGTCTGTGAT